CTCGTCACTAGAACCTATACGTAACATACTAGAGATATATGGAGATGATTTTACACCTAACCTTAACGTGGAGTGGGATGATATGGAGATTGATACACTATTAGCTAAGAATGATTTGGAAGCACGTTGGTCTTTTAACGTGCCTAGTTTAACAAGACAGGTAGAAGGCATCAATGCAGGACACCTCATAGAGATAGGTGCTAGACCTAATACAGGTAAGACTAGCTTTCACTCTAGTATTATAGCAGGTCCTGATGGCTTGGCACGACAAGGTGCAAGTTGCATCATCTTGTGTAATGAAGAGGGTAGTCACAGAGTTGGTGCTAGATATCTTACTGCATCAACAGGCATGACTATGCGAGAGATAAAGCAGAATCCAAGTAAAGCACGTGACTTGTATGCACCTGTCAAAGATAACATCAAGATTAAAGATGCCACAGGTCGTGACATGTCTTGGGTGGAGAGTGTATGTAAAACATATCAACCTGATATCGTTGTACTTGACATGGGAGATAAGTTCGCAAGGACAGGTGGCTTTGCACGTACAGATGAAGCACTCAAAGCTAATGCAGTTCATGCTCGTATGATTGCCAAAGAACATAAGTGTGCAGTCTTTTACATGTCACAACTATCTGCAGATGCAGAAGGTAAGGTGTTGCTTAATCAGAGTATGATGGAAGGTAGTCGTACAGGTAAAGCAGCAGAAGCAGATTTGATGATATTGATTGCCAAGAATCCACCACGACAAGAAGAAACAGAAGAAGATTTACAAAGACATCTTAATGTGGTAAAGAATAAACTTACAGGATGGCATGGTGTTGTCCATTGTAATTTGAACTATAAGATAGGTAGATACGAGGTATGACACAATTCACTTTATT